CTACGGCAGCAGGAGTAGCCGTTGCCATAACAGAACTTCTGGTTGCTGTCCCAGAGTCGCCTATGTTTGCAAACGCTTTTCCTAATTTTCCTATCTGATAAAGCAAATTGTCTTCTGCCCTATCTCCAGCGTTCATTTTCATGCCTTTAAAGTCATCTTTTGTTAATTGCGTTGCTAGTTTAACAGCACTTACATTTCCTGTAACTTCATTAACAACCCTGTTGTCTTTGCCTCTGTTGCCAATCAAAGTAAGAAGGTTCGAATACTGTCTATTGGCTTTTGCTAAATCAGCTTGCTCTTTTCCTGATAATTGTTTTTTTATGTATTTTTCGGCAATGTTTCTTACATCAGATAAAGCAAAACCAAACTCTCTCACCCCTTTATCGCTTGTTAAATTGTACGTTATAGCTGTATTAAATTCTCTTCTTATTTGTTTCCACTCTTGACTTGTAATTTCTCCTCTTTGCCCGATCCCACGCACAAGTTTTTGCATAACAGGCAATTTAAAAACGTCATCTGGAGTCATGCCAGTTGCACTCATATATGTTCTCAGCCTTGCAGATATTTCCGTTTCTGCGGGACTAACGGGCGTTCCTCCAAGCTCTGGCTCTATTATGTTTGCTGCCACAGAATCTTTTTTAGTAACCGCTCTTGCTTTTGGAAACTTAAACACCCTGTCAGTATCATATATTCTGTCAAAAACATTAGATAAATCAGCATTTGCCGCTTTTAATACATCTGCTGTCAAATACTCTGAGTCTTGACCGATTGATTTAGCAGCAACTCTGTTTATTATTTTTTGTTGTTTTAATTGCCTTACTTGTGATTCTCCAGCAGTCAAAGGATGGCTTTCTAAAGCCGACTCAACTCCAGCCTTAACTCTACTTCCTGTTGATTGACCTGGGCTAAACTCCATGTCAAAGTTTTTCTTCCAAAAATTTAAAACTTTTTGTTGCTCTGGACTAAGAAACGATTTTGGTTTTTCAAAAGGTTTTAGTAAAACTCGTGATACTACGTTTCCAAATAAACCAAGACTTCCCCCTGTAAGTGTATTTATTGGTCGTTGATAGGGTTTATCCGCATATTCCGTAGCCCCCAAAGCAGTTCCAGAAGTGACCGCTTGAAGCATAGTTCTTGCTGGAACTACAAGATATGGAAACGCCTGACCAGCAAAAGTCATCCCTGGACGATAAGATTTCATTTGAGCCGTTCTTCTTTCGACAGCCTCTCTTTCTTGTGCAATCTGCTTGAGCCTTTCTGGGTCATCTGTTGCTATTTGTTTAGCCCCAGCTACATAACGGTCAACTTCTGACAAAACGCCTTGCCCAAACGCACTTAACCCACTAAGATTTGGAGGGCTTCCAGCAACCTCGTCTATTGTTTTCCCAGAAAGATTAAATGATTTTGGTTTAAAACCACTTAGCTCTATCATTTTTTTTATATCTTTTATCCTTTTCTTTAAAGGAAACCTTGTTGCTCTACGCATAGTAAAAATGTTTTCGGCAACTTGCGCCCTTTTTGCTTGTATTTCTTCTTCGCTTGGGTACGTTTTTTCTACTCCGCTGTAATATAGCTCCCCAGTCATTAATTAATACCTTTCTTTAATTTAATTAACATTATTTCGGGTTGATTGTTATATCGTAGTCGCCCTCTATGCCGCTTTGTTCTTTCAAATAATTATCGTCTACTGTTGGCGGAACATACACTGGAACAGTTATATTTGTATAGAGTAATTTCATTAACTCGCCAGATGTAGGCTGTTTGTTTGTTTGAATATAATCGACTAGAGGCTGTCTTCTATTCATACCGCCTCTAAACTCTGCCCTACTAAACGCTAATGTATTCATTAGTGTTTGTCGAGCAGCGGTTACATCTTGCCCTGCTATTCGAGCAGCAATCTTTGCATCATTATCGGACAATCCCGTTCCAGCTCCAAACTGTTTAATTACTTCACCAACCACATACCCTAGCACTGCTTGATATGTTTGTTGATTTGAAATGACTTTGTTAACTTCTTCCCCTAGTGGCAAGCCTAAACTTTTAGCAAATGATAAAATTTCCGTTTTAACCTCTGCCCCTGTTCCTGTAATAAACCCATCGTCAAGCATTTTTTGTGCAAAATTAACTGCTCTTAGTCCTTTTGAATAATCTTCATATTCTTTATATCGTTCTGTTATTAGTGGAGCAAGGTCTTTTAAAAACACATCTTGTACTGCATTTGTTGATGTTTGAACATTGTCTTTTATAATTTTATCAACCTCAGACGAGGGTATTTCTTTTTCTATTATTAACCTACCCCCACTCGCATTTGTTTTAGTGCCATCGTACTCAAGCCTATAAAATCTCATTCTTCCATCTTGATCTTTTCTTGATTTGATTGCTGTTCCAGGAATTAATTCCTCAGTGCTAAAATCACCCAGCTTAGTATAGGTGTTGGCAACTGGGTCAAACATGAATGCTTGACCTTCAATAGTAGTAATCTTACGAGCTTTTTTTGCATCTACAATTAATTTCAACTTATTTTCTTTTTGCTCTTTAAGGGCAGCAAGAGTTTCTTCTTCTTTTTCTATAGCACTTCTTCTTGCATCTCTAGTTTGTTCTCCCGCCCCTTCTGGAAGTGGGATTCGCTTTATGTTGTCTATTCTTGTTTGTTGCCTTTTTATCTCCTTATTTATTGGAGCGACTGTAAGATTTAATTCAGTTTGGCTAAGATACCTATCATTTGTTAAATCGTTTTGGTTTTGTATAGCAACAGGGCTTCCGTATGCGTCAATAGGAATAGTAACTGATTCACTTGTTCCGGCAGTGTTCGCATCGATCATCTTTAAAATACCTTCGCTAGTAACGTCCTCTTCAAACACTTCTTTTTGTGCAGGACTTAACGCTTGATATTCGTTATATGTTAAAGTGCGCCCTTTCTCTTTTTCAATGGTAGAAACAGGTCTTCCTAATGTCAACTCAAATTCTTTCTTCCTGTTTTCAGAGGAAATCTCTGGAGCTTGAACAGCCGAATAGCTTTCCTCTGGCGGTTGACCTATCTGATCAATATTTTGCAAAATAATATTTTTTGCTTTTGAGTCTCTTTGGTTAGCTATAAATTGATCTCTTTGAGTGATTTCTCCCATACGTTCCATGTATGATTTTAAAACATCTCTACTAGGCAAGTTTTGTGATTGCCGTGTTTCGTATGCCAACTGATAAAAAGGCGTTGTTCCTATTGGAATATTTCTTTCTAGGGCTAGTTTGTAAATGGTAGCGTCATTTTCAGCAAGCATACCATCCATTTGCTTCTGTTTTTTAGCCTGAGTAATTAACGGGTCTTCGTAGCCTGACAGCTTTTCTATAGCCCTTCCTAAAGAACGTCCAGCTTGACCATACAATAAGCCAATTGTTTGCGTTGGATTTAAGGAAGCTCTACCTATAAGGTTCTCTTGCTCCCTTGCCCTTACTTGCTGTCTTGCCAGTTCTACTGGGTCTACAGACTGTGTTTGTGGTGTGCTAAATAATCCCATTATCCAAACCTCCCCATTGGATAGGGAATTACTTCTTCTGGTGGTGGTGGTCGATTGTCTATTGGGGCCGCATCTTGTTCTTTAAATAAATTTGCCAAAGCAGCGTCAGCAGCCCTTCCAAGACTTTCCCCTGCTTGTTGATAGAACATTCCTTCTCCCAATCCTCTTGCTCTTGCTGCATCTCCTAAAGCCGCTGCTGCCGCAGTATTACCAGCCGTTGCCCGACCCCCTAAAACACCGCCTTGGTCTACTAATCCAAGTGCTAATTGATCTAAATTTATCACACGACCTAGAGCTTTAAATTTTTCGTCATCCAAGCCTAAAGCAGCTTGCAAACTGCCAAGGCGGGATTGTGTCGTAGCATCGGCTCCACCTAACAGTTGATTTGCCATGCCAATTGCAGCCCTTTGTTGATTCATGCCCAATCGCTCTGAAGCTATAATTCTTCTTAAATCCGCTTCTGACAACGCACTTTCCAAAGCCTGTTGTCTTTGCGCTCCACCAGTGCTTGTTAGCATGCCTTGGGCAAGCAATCTGTTTTCTTGGTCTAACCTTCTTCTTTCCTCTTCTGGAGCAGCTAATCGTCTAGTAGCGTCTAAAAACCTAGCAGACGCTTGAGCAGGGTCAAATCCCAAGGCACTTTGCGCCATATCCAGATAAGTGTCTCTTAAATTAGCCAGTCTTGGGTCATTTGCTTGCCCCATAAGAGATTGCCTTATGCCAGCAAGCTCTGGACTCAATCCCTGCGCCTCGCTAAAATATTGATCTCTTATAGCTTGAAACTCTGGATTGAGCATCCCTACAGCTTCACTATAACCGCCATCTGGAGCGTCATAAAATGTTCCCGTTCCAAAACCACTCCTAACGTTAAACGGCTTAAATCGTGAAGCATCTGCTTGTAATCGAGCAGCCGTTTCTGTAGCTTGTGCTGCTTTTTTTGCTCCAGCATATCCTCCAACTGCACCAATGATGTCACCAATAATCGAAGGGTTTAAAAATTTGCTTCGCCCTAATAGAAAATCTATCAATATGTTCACTTCATTCTTCCTCGTTTTGCGTAAATATCAAATTTTTGTATGGCAAGTTCAGCACCATTAACCGTTGAAAAAATACCCACTTGAATCATTTTACCAGCACTTTTACCTATTGAGGAAACTTCGTCAATAATACGGCCAGATGAGTACTCAGCGACATTATACTCTGCTACGTTATATTCATGCGTTGTACCACCACTCACACTTTGTTGCTCTGTAAACTCTGTTCCTGAGTAGTCGTAACTGTGTCGAACTGTGAATACACTTGACGAACTTCCTTGCATTGTAAAGTTAATTTTCTTTAAAATCTTTTGAATAAAAGGCTCGCCAAAACTAATCCAAGCCGTTAAATAGCTCATATCAAAGCTACTGGTATCATCTTGATACCCGAAATATTTGCCAATAATGCCTGTTTGCCCAAACAATAAATCACCGTTTATTCTTGTAATCATTGATTTTGGGTTAATTGTATCCCATGTCGTTACTGGCGATGCCCCATTAGGCAACACCCTCGATATATCAAAACAAAATGTAACTCCGTTCTGTGGAAAATTACACAAGTAAAATCTCTCCTTCTCATTGTAGGTAGACGTTACCTTGCTGATGTCTGTCTCTGCCTCTATGTAGTACAACATTTCATTTCTGACATTGCTCGAAATGTCTCTCATCGGCATCGATTTTTCTTGGATCGTGCGTTGCAAACTCCTTACGCCTGTATCTGATAAGAATAAAAGATCAGTGCCAATGTCTTGCACTGAATCTCTTGCAACACACCCAATACCCTTGATGTGTTCGACCAGTGTCATGGACGATGGATTTGTTGGATTAGAAAAAACTAGGATGCTTTTACGACCAAATATGACAAGAAAGCCATTAAAGGCTGCTAAAGCTGATATAGAATCCATGCCCTGCGTCCAAACTGACTTCAAATCGACAGAGCCACTGGCTCCCCCCGTCCATATTTGCCCCGCTAGGGTATCAGAATAGAACAATACTGTTTTATCGGTCGCTACATCTCCTGCCCATAATCGACCGTATGCACCAAGAACAGCGTTTGCTTGAGGCGGCGTTCCCGCTGCACTTGTCATCGCTGTAATTAACTTCATGGTCGTTCCATCCCAACTCAACGGTGCGTGACCGCTTTGGAATAGCCAAAGAAAGTTATTGAAGTTCACCATCTGCCAACGATTGGCACTAACACTTGTGCTATATTTGCTGGTGAGTGTTGTCGTACCTTCGTACAAATTGTTATTAGCCGCACTAATAATTTGTGTGCTTCCATCAATTTTTAAATATTCACCAATTGACTCAATATCGTGACTACCCAGAGAACTGCTAGTGACCGCTGAAAAACCTTTGCGACTTGCAATTCTACCCTTACTATCAATAACACAGTTAACCGCTTCTAAGGCAAAACCTGGCTCCAAGTCTACCGAAGACGATTGTTTGTTAAGTCCCTTAAATCCAGGGGCAGAAACACTTACGGGTCTTAAAGGTTCCATTTATACAACATTCCATACAAGCTCATCTTGAGCAATAGCAGCATCTTGCGATATAGCATCGTTCAAAGCATATTGATATAATTGATAGGCTTCTGATGTGTTTTGACCGCCATCTTCTCCTCTTTCAGAAATAGATTTCGCCCATGCGCCCAACAAAACAGGATACTCATTCATAATTAACTCATCATCATCTGCACTTAAATCTGGTTGCGGGATGATAAGATTAAACCTCATAGAATAAACCTGATCCGGCACAGGATAAACGTCAACTTTTGCATCACCTGCTGAGTCATGTCCGTTAAATCCAAATTCTTGTGGTGCGCCTGTTTGCGTTGTTCCCAAGTAAAACCTTTGATTTAAAGTGTTCATGCCTGTCAAACGCATTTCAATATCTTGTGTGTCGTTAAAAGCATCAATAACCCTAAAACGCTTTTGTGAACTCGTTAAGGTGTAATTAAACGTGTTTGCTACCGTATCTACGGTAATTGTGTTCCTCAGTCGGTTCCAATTCCACGCATCTTCCACTTCTCTTTTAGCTTCATTTACAAATTTACCAATTAAATTGGAGTATGAGTTATCGCCAACGCTCGTTACTGAACTCTCTCTCAATCGAGCCAGAACATCATTGACTAGGGTAAGGTAGGTTGCGCCCACTGCCATTGACTAATCCTCTCAAAATAGATTCGTTATTTTTAACCATCTCGTTTCTAAAACTTTCCACCGCACTCCCAGTTTGCCGTTGTTGTTGGCTATTTTCAACAAGCAACATTGGCATCCATGTCATCGAACATCCCCACTGGTCAATCTCCTGACCTGTGTTGGGGTTTGTTCCCCGCAAATGTATATACCAAGCGCAATCATGTTTCATGCACTTTTTTTTAATCAGTGGACATTTCATTATGACTTTGTGCAAATGATGACATCAACATAGCTAACATCCAAATTTATAGCATTTCCTGAAAAACTCAATCCTGTTGCACCATGCGAGTGACCGCTACCGCCTCCCGTATTTTCTATTTTGTTACTTGCACTTGTGGTGGCATCAGCATGAAGCGAACCCGTGGAACTTGATCCAGCAGCAAACACTCCTCCGTCCATTTTGTGGTTGTGTGCGTGAGAAGGTATTTCGCTCACAGTCAACGTATGACTTGCTGTGGCTCCGCTAATACTTCCTGCTGGAGTGTGTGAAGCAAATGCCGTTTCAAAAGCCACACTACCGCCAGAGCCTCCTCCTGAGCCACTCACAACCCTCAAGGCTTTGTCGTTGTGTGCTGTGCTTTTTGTCCAACCTGTTGGGGCAGAGGCTTGATAAAACAACATAACCGACCCTGTAGGAATTAAAGGGCTTGAAGCAAAAGCCGAACCATCGCTCATCAACACATTGCCTGATGTCCCAGCCGACGTAATGCCAGTACCCCCTTGAGCTACACCAACGGTTGATGTTGTATCTCTTTTAGTTGCTACTGCCGTGGCAATGTTGTTAAATTCTGTGTCAATTTCTGTGCCTTTAACAACTTTGTTTGCATCTCCAGTCGAAAGCGAGTCTTTGCTAGCAAAGTTTACCGATTTTGTGTAATTACTCATTTATATTGCGCCTTTTTCTCGTGCATTACAGCCCATTTGTCTGCTGCTGTAGGATTGCCATTAGGGTCTACCCCCATGTGCAAATAATCTATATACGGAGCCGATATTCGATACTGAGCATAGTTTCCGCAACTACATTTAATGGACAATTGTTTTTTAAACATAAACTTTTCTGTAATTTTGCCACAATCACAGTGATACTCAAACATCGGCATTTAGCTCCTCCATTGCCTCTGAGGTTTGTTGTTGAAGATTTAGAATCCACTTAATAATACTTAACTCCCCTTGCTTAAAGTCTACGTTTTCTGGCGTTACACCATCCAGCGTATCAACCGTCTTCTCCATTGCTTTTACGTCTTCTAAAAGGTCAGTCCACCCTTTGGTATCAAACATCGCCAACCTAGCGTCGTAATATTTTTCAAGTTCAGGAGACACGGTCTAAAATCTTTTCTGCCATTCTGGAATCCATCTTGCCTGATTCTATCTGACTCTTCAAATACAATCCTAGCTCGGCTATATCATTTTTCTGTGCTGAATCGGAACGCTTGCCTTCATTTTCATCACGTTTCAACCTCAAAGCCTCACCTTTAAGAGCAAGCTCTGCTGATTTAAGCTGAACATCAGCAGCATCTTTCCTAGCCTTTAAGTCGGCTTGTTTGTTTTGAACTTCAACTTGAGCCATGCCCACAGGGTTTGGCTGAGGTCTTTGAGGCTCTTGAGATTGCTGTAGCATTTGCTGCAAAGCGTTAACCATAAGTTCTCGATTTTGTATAGAAGAGTTTTCATAAATAGATTGTAATATAATCATAAATACAGGTGAATTAGGTTGTGTGACTTGTAAGAGTTGAATTAGTTGTTGTGTTTCAAACTCCCTAGCCATTAAACCTAACGTAGAATGAGGCTTAAATCGGTAATCCATTACTGGATACCTTTCTGAATCAAACTGCATAAAGCGTGAAGCACACTTTTTCAAAGAAGGTATTAAGAAACTACTCTGAAAGTTCTGTAATGTCCTTTTCTGGCGTTTTATAGAAGCACCCATCATCATCGACATACCACCCATTGTCGCATTTCGAGGATTTACCCCCAGTGGGGCAGCCGAATCCATCGCCCCTGTGGACATTGTAATCATTCTCTCTAACTCAGCCGACTCCCTATAACTTACCGTATTAAGTTGGCCGTAGTTAAAAGGCATTAAAATAGTCTTAGGATCACCGTTTGTCAGTATAGTCTGCCCAGGGCGAACTTTAGGCTTACTTCCTCTTGGTAGTCTTGAAGCATCCACCGCCATCATAGGGTGGGTTGTTAAGGCAAGAGCGTCAGCCCTTGCTCTTAATTCAGCATCAAGAGCTTTTTGAGCGTTGTAACCCTTCTCGACAATGCCTCTACCGTAAAATCTTCTTGGCACTCGGTCATGTTGGTACGCCACTACAGGTCGGTCTTGCATTAAGTAGGGCGATTCAACCGCTTTTATAATTTCTGAGTCGTTAGCAATCACAACAATAGCCTCAACCATGTCGTCATTGTCCTCTTCACCGTCTACAAGGTAGTGTTTGGGTACTTTTCCGTAATATTTACATAATTTAATCGTATTTTCACTAGGAATTTGCTTTGTTTCCCCCGAATATTGGTCTTCATACGAAACACTGGCATCCCCTAAGTCTACATCCTCGTAAACTCCATCTTTTATGCCTTGAACGACTAAATGTCGAGGCACTAATTCGTCTATAGCAACTCCCATAGCGTCATCTACCGTTGTTGCCGCAGGGTCTATAGAGAAATTAAACGGAGAAACAGGCTTGAGCTTAACACAAACGTAGGTTCGGGTAGCTACACCTCTTTCTGTTAAATCTGTACCCTCTATGGGCTGTTCAACAGCGTATAATTCTTCTTTTTCTTCCGTTAAAATCTCAGCTATACCCGTACCGTACAAACAACCATTGAGCATTGTCTCGCAAATGGCCTCTTTCCAGCCCTCTCTTTCCAAATCCTCTTTCATAAGGTTTCGTAAGTAAAGAATGTCGTTCTTGTTCGGGTCTAATACGTCATCTTCTAAGTCAAACCATACATCCCTGCCAAAAGTAGCCTCCTCCAACTCTGCTACAGTCGATTCAACAGCTTGTTGGGTTGCTGGCGATATAAGCCTTGAACGCTCACTTGATCTGTGCCTGTCTCCCTCATCCCATATGCCACGCCAGATGCGATAGTATTCTTTGTATTTTTCGTCATAGTTGGAGGAACGGTATTGTCTCCACTCATCAATATTGCCCATCAACCATGTCATTAAATCATTCATTAGTATCCACTCACTAAGTCAAAAGGTTCATAATCGTCTAATTCCATATCGTTGTCGTAAGGCGTAAAGGCTACCTGATCCGTATAAGCCAAAGCATCAACAAGGTCGTCATGGGCTAGGGGGTTAGGAAAATCTAACAACTGGGTAATAAAAGCAGCGTTCCAGTTGCCCTTTTTAAGGGAGATTACACCTCTCTCAAAACGACCTTGCAATGCCCATACTACACGATCTACCTTACTTTTACCTCCATGAGATACACTTTCTATCCTAGGATAAAAACCAATTCGCCTCATTTGGTCTTCCAGATAAGGCATGACAGCATTCATTAAAGCCCCTCTCTCTATCGCAATACATCTTGCCCCTATTTGTTGGGCTAAACGAAGTAAACGAACACTTGTCTCCCTGGTATTCCACCTTCCATGCTCTAAATCACCAAGAAACCAGCCCCCTTCATGGACTTTAACCGCCCATATAGCTGTCTCATCCAACTTCGCTGTTGTAATGCCACGACCTTTAGTCGCTGCCTCAAATCCAGCTAAATCTGCTACCACATACCAATCCCCATCATCTGGCTCTTCACCATAGGTAATCCACTCTTCTTTGAAAATGCCCGAATTAAAGCTCTCGAAAGAAGCCTCTAACTCTTGTCTCGCTACTTGTGTCGAAAGGCTGTCGTAACTTCTTTGGACTTCTTTTGCATCTAAAAAGGGATTGTCCATTGATTTAAACTGATAAGCTGACCAATCATCAGCTTCAATAGCATAATTAAACAATTGGAAAAAATGGTTCTTTCCATTAGGAGTGCCAATGAACAAACACGACCCTTTCGAGTCAATCAAAGCACTACGGACAATCTCTTCCCATATCATGGGTTTGATAGAAGCATATTCATCAATAACACAGTGCGCCATAGCCACACCACGCAAACTGTCAGGACGGTCACTTCCTGCTATGTGAATCTCACGCCCGTTAATTAAACGCATGGTCGCTGTGTTTTCATGGGTAAACTCGATTAAACCCTTGCCAATTTCTTTCATGGAACGCCACATAATACGCTTTCCCTGCTCAAAGGTCGGAGCTATGTAATACACATCATGGTCTTTAGAGCGTAATGCCTCAATAAAAAGCGTATATAAAGCCAGACGGGATTTGCCCCATCTCCGCCCTGCCACAACAATCTTAAACCTGGACGGGTCGTTAT